TCTGCGCCGTACTTGTTAGTGCGCTGCCAGCCATGTATTGAAGCCCGACATTGACCACAAGGTTCTTGGACTCATCTGTCCACTTGAGATTACCGTCTTTGTCGTAGCACTCAATCAAAAACCGGCCTGTGGCCTTTAATCCTTCCGACGATCCGGGGTTGGTAATCAGACCGCAAGCGGCTGTGTCTGTTGCTTTAGCTGTAAGCTTCATTATGTAATCCTCAAAACAGAGTCAGTTGCACCCATCGGCGGGAAAGTAATAACTAGATTTGAAGCTGATTTAGTAATCGTATTTCCAAAACTTAAAACACATACCGCACGATTGCCGTTGGTTGAATTGTAGATCAGCGCCCCTGCACAGGAAAGCGTTACGTTGGTAAACGTTGCATCATCAAACGACCAGTAGCCTGTAGTACCTGAAGAAAGGGGCGTGATGTTTGTGAGTGCAATCCCTCCAGCCGAATAATTGGTTCCACTTGCTTCACCAGAGGTTGTGTAGACGGTAGTATCTGCACCGAGATTGGCAGTTGCGACGTACAAGGCGAGCTTAAATACATTTCCCGTAGTCCTTGTAAAGTTGTGCAAGCCTTGGGCAACCTCCGCCTTAAAGCTTGTACACATGGTTTGGTAGATTGCCATACTACTTCACCGGATACCGTACTTGACCGGAACGATAAGCGTCTTGGCGCTCCAGACCATCTGCCAAACGTTTGGCAAGACTGAGTGCTTCTTTATATTGCGCGTCTATTCTGCCAAGCATGTCAGGTTCAGCTTTAATAAATGTATAGCCTTCTTGTAAAGCACCATAAAATAAAACCGAATCAAAATTATCACCAAGCCAAGATGTTCCAGCGGTCACAATAGATTCTGGGTAATAATAATAATGAAGCTCTACGTTATAAATTGCATCAGGTGTTGGCCCAAGAATAAAACTTAACTCGTTACTAACAACTCCACCCGTTACTGTCGGGCCAAAAATAGCGTAGTGCCGTGGGCGACCTGTGTTACCTGAACCTGTCGGTACAGGATAAGCCTCTCTAATAAAGTTAACGTCTTTATTAAGCAAATAATGGTACCGCCCATCAGCATCGATAACAGCCAAACTATAAGATGATAAAAAATCAGGAGGGCATTCAAGGTATCTATTATTTGCCGATGTTACACCCGTCACATTCTTGCGAATGGACGGAAACTGCATGGAGTTATAAATGCGCTGCTCAGCCTGCTGAACAAAAACAGCGAGCTGCTCGTCCGACGTAAATGTCGTAACTGAATCAGCAAAAGTAATCGTCGGGAAGTCGTTCTCGACATACCCTCGGATCGCCTTCTTTAACTCCGTATAGTTCACGCCATCGGCCCCCTAGCCATTACGCCTTTGGTTGCTGCCCCAGTACCGCGAATCTTGATACCAGAAGTCTTGGGTTTTGCATCCGTAGACTTTGGAGTCGGTGCGGGTTTAGGTTGGTTGAAGGGTTTAACTTGTTTCATTACCGCCCCCGTACAGCGTTCTTTTGGTTAGCAACTTTAGCCAGATTGCGCCCCATCTTCAACATATTTGCGTTGGTCTTACCCCCCTTGGCAAGTTTGGTCAGAGGCTGACCTTTGTGCTTGGCTTTCTCGTGCTTGTGCACTGCACCAGCAACCATCTTTTTGTCCTGCGCTAAGTCTTTCTTATCCATCATTTACTCCTAAGAAACAGTTATTGAATTAACAAGCCCCGGAGCTATAAGATCGTTTGGCGTTAATGCTGCATCAAAAGATCTTGAACCCCCCACAGGGTTAAATCCCCACTGAATAATTCGACTACCCATTGTAATCGTACCTAGCTCATCAAGGCTAGAGTCATCATTCACAGGCTCAACACGCAAACCATTAAGTCCAGCTTGCCTATAAGAATTAGAATCTACTCGTGGGTTGCGTATGGCTTGCGGGTCATAAACCGGATACATACCAAGCTGGAGTTGCGGCTGATCTGGTTCCCAACACTCAGGGCAGACAAGAATATTGACGTTCTTGGTTTTGATGACGAGGGATTTAAGTTGTTTCAATTTAAAGCGAAAGTTACACCTATCGCACTGCGCGATGGCATATTTACCCGCTGCAAACTGATTGGGCATTAGAAGCTCCCGGTGTTACCCAGATACATCCGACGTGGCACAAAACGAACCGCAGCTTTTTCACGATCTTCGCCAGCGGCATAATTCCACTGTTCTTCGTACTCTGCTTTGAGCATCTGAAGCCGCTCCTGCCCTTCAGGAATCTTTTGTGCGATGTAATACGCTAGCCCTGCTGTAATACAAGGAAGAAACCTAAACGGCATATCAGGAGTCTGGATACCATCGCCAGCGTTCTGCACTCGGCGCATACGCCAGTAAATTACTTGATAGTACGGCGAGGCTTCGGTACCTTGGTCAGGTACGGGCCAAACTGTGAATTGGGGGTAGGCGGTTGCAGATGGAGAATAACTGCTGGTGGCGGGGTACGTGGCTCCAGAGTTGCGGCTGATGTAAATTTGTATCGGTCTTGCTTGAGAAAGTTTGTTTGGGATTGTGGCGTAGGTGGAGACACTAATCCTTGTAAGTGTGAGGTCAGCTTGCGTAGAGGCATTCCCAGCTCCCGTTCTTATAACGTGCTCAAGCAAGTCAATGGTGTCGTTCGGTAAATCGTACGTCGCAGTGCCCTGTACCAAATTCTTCGTGCCCTGCTCAATCGTCCACATATTAATGCCACGATTTGCCCACTCAATCGTCAGTAGGTTCATCGAACGACGTGCAGTACGCAGGTCGTAGCCAGAGCGCATCTCCCGACCAGCCCTTTCATAGGCTTCTTCGGCTATGTCAGTAAACTCAAGATTAAAGTCGGTTGAGCCGCTCGTGGTCATGTCTTGCTTCCAATTCTCTTAGGTCCATCGCTACGTCAGCTACACCATGCCAATCTTCAAGAGCCACCATGACTTGCAGGTACTCCTTCAGTATTTCTTTCTGCACCTGCCAATCTTCGTACGCCAGTTGCTTTTGAACCCTGTGTGCTAGGTTTGCCACTGCGTGTCCTCCACTTCTGGTCAGTCCAATTTTTTAGACTTTGCTGCGGGGCTTTCAATCTTTATAACCTCCACCACGCTGCTTGTATTTCATGGCAAGCATCTGAGCCTTGCGAGCTGACCACTGCCCCGGCGATCCACCTTTACCACCAGCTTTTATGCTGTTGAACAATGCTTTACGCATTCCCGGTTTAGTGTAATTGCCAGCTTCGTTCACGCGAGACACCTTGCCGCCTTCAGCGTACTGATCAAAGTCAGTGTTATCCCGCCTAGCTTTACGCTTGGCAGAAGGCATTTTAGAGGGCGAAATCGCCCCCATCCCGCGAGAGGGCATCATCTCAGCAAGCCTTACCGCCGTAGGCCATTTTCTTCATCTTAGCCATACCGCCATGCGCCATCTTGATTTGTTTACCTTTGGTTTTACCCTTGGTAGCAACACCGTCACGGCTAGGAGCAGCAGTCTTAACAGCGCCCATTTTTGATGGGGCTACGCCACCACCCATGCTCATCTTTTTCATCGTAAATTCCTTTCCTACAGATTGAGGGACACCAACTTTCTTTGCAAACTTCGGGTTATGCGCTACGGCTTGCATAAACCTTTCTTGCTTTGCGCTAACTGCTGGCATTAGACCATCTTTCCACGGGTTTTACCGCGCATTGCAATACCATCAGCACGTTTAGAAGCTGAACCTACTTTGCCACCTTTTTTAGCGGTATATGTTTCAGTCTCCATTTCAAACTCAGCCTTTTTTACAGGCTTGGGTTTGGGTTTTGGCGCAGGCTTTTTAGGTTTGTTTAGATCCGGCTCATATTTGGATGTTTCCATGTCCGGAGGGCTAGGCACATTTCTATTTGTTGACATCGTCGTCATCCTTTTTGCGGCGGATAATTTGATCAAACGGTTTACCCGTAACCATCTCGGCAATACGCATAAGCGTCCAGACAGCACCAATCAAACCAAACAAAGGCGTAATCACTTGGAGAAACGATCCGATTGTGGCAACCACAGACACGATGTCTGCGGCGTTCTTTACCAACTCATGTTTATCTTGAGTCATATCAGCACTTCCAAGCTCTTAAGGATTTGTTGATACGGCTGTTTGGGTCGTTGGCCGTTTTAGAACTCGTAAGCTTCTTTTTCATGCCTTC